AACCATCTATAACAATAGTTGCAGCTTTACTTAAAGCAGGTATTGTTCCTGCTCCTGTAGTAGAAGATGAAACTAATACCGTAGCAGCGGCTGCAGTGTTTGCTTCAACTAATAACAAGGTTGCTTCAGTAGCACCGACTACGCTTACTACTTGTGTTGCTTTAAGAACCTCATTAAGAAGGAGGTTTCGTTTTTCATCAAGAGTGGTGGTCATTGTAGGTCTGTTGTTCATTGTTTAAATTTTATTTGTTTTTGCAAGCCTATATTAAAAGTTTTATCAATAACTCCGTATCTAAAAGAATACAAATTATATTTTTTATCTTTTAAACTAATTATAGGCGATATATTAAATTTAGTTGTACTTCCTCCTAATTCAAAACCTAGGTACAGTTCTATTTTATTTTCTGTAATAGTACTAGTTTTTTCTATAGTAGTAAAAATACTATCAGTTTTTATTATGTACTTAGGAAATTTAGGTTTATAATTAAATGTTTGCTTTATTAAAGTACCTTCTACTATACTTATTATTTCTCCTTCTAATAAAGAGTCGTTAAATACCTCTGAGTATGAATTTAAGCCTGTTTCAGGCACTATCTCTGGCTTGGTAATCTCTATGTTCACATACCTTTTAATTGTGTCTAAAAAAGGAATAGTGTCTATGTGTGTAATATATTTATAAGCAGTGTCTGTTATAGTATGTATTTCTATTTGTTTTACTCCTTGTTTAATAAAAGTATGTCTATTGCACCCTCTTAAAATTATAATAATAAAAATAAGCCCTAGTATAACTAATGATTTTAAATTAGAGAAGTTATTATTCATTTTTTTATTTGAAAATGTGCGCCATCTTTACCCCAAAGGTCTTGACCCCATTCAAGGTCTGTGTCAAATTCTTTTAAAGCTACTGTTTGTAAATGCCTAGCAATAGGTTCTAAGTACTTCATGCTCCAACTAGCTTTTCCGTTTACATAAGCATATATATCAAATGCATTACCAGTTATGTGGTATGAGTTAAGAGTCCATGTTATTTTACTTGCATTAGGCTTTCCTTCAATGTCTTCTATACCTTTAGAACGTAATTTTTCAGTAGTTCTTCCTTTTGCATATAATTCTTTCTGTCTTTGTAAGGTTCTGAAGCCTCCATCTCTAGGGATACCAAAGTCATAAGGCGATTCTTTAATACCGTCTAAAAGAATATTAATTAATAAAGAATTTACACCCTTTAATCTTTCTATACTTTTTTTACTGAATTTATAAGCCATTTTTAAGATTTTCTGTATCCGTCACTCAATATGTAAGAAGAGAGTACTGTTAGGAACCCTGCTAAAGCAGTTTCTGCAATGTCTTTCATATCAGGCATTATCATCCCTGTTATTGTAATAGCTAGTAAAGACACTGAGCCAAATATAGCTAATTTAAATCTTGTTTTCTTTGTGTTGTTAAGTTTCATTATGAACATGTTGGGCAGTTATTTAAACTTGCTATATCTACTGTTTCTAAAGGATAGCAGTGAGTACAGTAATCAGAAAAGTGTGTAAATATATTTTCAAGTTCTTCTGCGGTTAAACAATTTATTAATTCTTGCTCTTCGCAAGTAAGACTATCATCCACAGTATAATCTTTAAGCAAGTCATACATTACACTATAGTATTGAAAAAGCATAACGGAATCTGAACAGCTAAAACCCAATGATAGTTGCACTCTAAGCGCCTCTGCTTTGTCTGCTAGACAACAACCTATGTGTTGCAGTCTTAATTCAAAATTGTCTTTAGGTAATTTTATCACTGCCATTTATTATAATTCTTGTATAAACATTTGAGCTTTTTGTAAATAACCATCTCCTATACTTTTAGTCTTAAACTGTATATGTACTGACTCTCCTATATCTAAAGTTATTTTTTTAAACAAGTTATTGTTTTGTTTTGTACTATATATTGAAACAGCCGCAGCCCCAAAAGCAAGCTGAATAGCTGCATCTACGTACCACAGAGAATTTATTAAATCGCCTCCCTTAAAAATACCACAAGATACATTTGACTTTCCGTACTCTGCTGCATTAATTCCTGTATTACTACCGCTTGAATAATTAACATTAACTATAAAGTCTTTACTAACTCCTGATACGTTAGTGTATAATAAAGTAGTAAACCCTGTAGGTTTATACCAAGTATCATCACCTACCCAATTAAGGTCAAAACCACTGCCTAGTTCAACAGATGCTGTTGAGTCTATGTAAGAATTTAAAAAAGAAGCTCCAGGTCCTATTGGACCTATTGGTCCTTCTGGTCCTGTAGCGCCTGTAGCACCTGTAGGTCCTATAGGTATACATGTTGCATTTCCGTTAGTACAAGCCATAATTATAAAAAGTTTTTAAAAGTTATCCGCAAGAAGAACATTGGTTGTTGTCAACCATTCTTCCTAATGTTGCTAAAAGATTTGCAAAAAGAGCAGTTTTACCACAACAAGCTGCGTTTCTTAGAGCTTCTAAATATGCCCACGCAAGAAGTGCAGTACTAATTTTAGAAGTTAATGTTTCATTACAAGGATTACAACTAGTTAAATCTAAACTAGTAAATAAACTAGCAACCTTGCAAGCTATTACACAATCAAAGAAAAAATACATTTCTTTAGTGTAAGTAGTTACTCCGTCTGTAACAGTCCAGAGCATGTAATACTGTCCATCAGGAACACACGTTCCTGCAGACCCTCCTATTTGCATATTAGTAAGAGTAATAACATTATCAGCAATTACGTCTGCTGTAAGGTCTATAGAGTAAGTAACAGCGCCAGGAATAGTAATAGCAAGTGTACTTGAAGTAACTAATGCTCTTTCTAAGTTAGGGGCTCCCCAACCTCCAAGATTGGTAGTTAAATTATAATCACCTGTTAAATCAGTGAATAATATTTCTGTACAACTAGTTTGTTGCGTTACTGTAAAATCTAATGCTAATGCCATAGGAAAAAATAAAGGGGGTTTTTATACCCCCTTGTTTAGTTTAATTATACTACTAATGTAGCTTGTGGTGCGTTAGCTGATGCTAACCAAGGGTTCAACTGTGCTAGTAAAGTAGTTGCTTGTCCTGCTCCTACTGGAAGCATAATGTAAATTAAGTTTCTAGAAGGTTTAGTCCCTGAAACAGCGTACATATCTGAAGTATCAGCACTCTCAATAGCAAGTACATCGTAAGTTACTCCTGCTGTAGCATCTGAAGTTCCTGCTGGTGCTGGATGCCATACACGGTTAATTGCCCCGTCTTCTCCATTTGCAAACCACTCTAGTTCAGCTACTTCTTCGTAAGTTCCTGACCCTTTGTCAGCAGCTGTAGGAGTAGTTGTTCCTGTAGTTCCAAATCCTGATAGTTGAATATCAAAAGACATTTTGTTGTATTTAAAGTCTCCTAATACAAAGTCTAATGGTCGCCCAGTAAGACTAATTCCATAAAGAGTTCCAAGGTTAGTAACCGCAGCAAGTGGTCCATAAAACTCATCTCCATTAATTAAAGCTACAAACGCAGCTGCAACTGTAGCACCTGTATCTGAAGCTCCTGTTGTATAGTAGTAAGCTCTTTTTAATAATTGCTCTGAAAATACTTCTACATCATTTTTATAGATGATTGTCATTTTGTAATCTGTATAAGGCAATACTTCAATATCGCCTGCAGCTGCTACTGTGTCATACCCTACAAAAGATACTTGCTCTGCTGGAGCTCTATAAGAAAGTGCAGTAGCTCTAAGAACATTAGCTCCGTCTATATCTACTGACCATTTTAAACCATTAGCTGCAGCACCTCTTCCTTGTACTATTTTAATTTTACGGGAGTTTACTACTGTATCTCCTGCACCTAGAATACCGTCATTAGCTCCTAGTACAGTTAATTCTCCATTTGCAATATAAGTACCCGCAGTAGCAGCGTCAGTAATCTGAACACTTGCTGTAGAAGCGATATCTTTACCTATAAGTACATTAATTGTGTTATCTGTTTTAAACATTATTATTTATTTTTATTTTTATTATACTATTCTAATCTTTACTGTTCCAAAGGTGTGGTAAAAGTCAAAAACTTTCACACCTCCTGCAGCTGCTGCAGTGTCGTCTGCAAAATTCTTGAATTCTAAATCTTTAAATAAAAGAATCAAAGGATTTACATCAAACGCATGAGCAAAGATATTTTTATCCACTCCTTGTGGAATATTATCCTGTCTTTCTGTTCCTGATATTAATTTTAATTTTGGCATTTTATTCTATTTCGTTAAGTTCTATTTTACTTGTTTGGTATCTTGGAGACTGTATATCTTCAAGAGCATTTTTAACCGCTAAAGCGATTATTTCTCTATGAGTATGACTAGATAATTCACAATCAACATTTGCTACTGATGGTACATACTGTGCTCCATAAGTAATTGATGCTGGTGTTTTAAGGTAACGTAGGTAATATTTAGTTATAGTTTCAGTAGCTGATGTAATTAACTCAAAAGTTTCATTACCTCCTTGCTTACTAAAAGCTAGTCTATATACCTGTGTTTTATTAGGTTTGTTAAAAGGGTCTTTCTTAACCACTGTATTATACCTATCATGTGTTGTTGGTGTAACATTAGGCTTTCCTATTGTTGCAACCCCATTACAGTCTATATATGAAATATTAACTTCTTCTTCAATAGCTCGTCTATAGTCTGATGGCAAGTCTACAAAGACACCATTAGGTTTATTAGACGGTGTATTTGTAAAAGCTACAGTCTCATAGTTTTCTATAATGTTTTTTAAATCATCTATTCTTTTTTGAGTTTCCTCTAGCCCTTCTCTCTTAATATTAGTTTTACCCGCTCTTTGCTCAACAAACTGCTCTTGTGCATTATTTAAGAAAATATCAATCTCTGTTACAAGAAAATTAGGGGCAGACAAAGAATCAACCTTGTCTAACCCTATTTTAAATTCATTATGCATTTGAGCTACTGTCATTAAACCTTAACTTTACTTTTAAGTGAGATAAGAACTTCCTGATTTTCAGGAAAATTTAAATACTCTATAGTTTCATCTAAAGAATATCCAATTACATCTCCTCCCTTAAGTAGATATTTAGAACCGCTTTTTATTAAAGCCCCTGCTACTAAACAGTCGTCAATAAAGACTTTTGTTTTTAATAAAGGGTCTTCAGCAATTGTAATAAATTCTTTTGGGCTGTTTTCAATTATTTTACCAAGTTCCGCTTCTAAGAAATCTGTGCTTGTCTCTTTTCCAGGACGTTTACCATAAACTTTTAAGAAACCTTCCATTTCTTTAGTAGACATTCCACCAAATAGTTTGTAAGCTTTTCTTTTCTCTTTTACAGTAACTGCTTCTGCTTTTGCTTCTTGTGTCTTACTTGTAAGTACATATTCAGCAAAGGGAGAATCTTTTTTCTCTGCCTCAGAATTAGCAATTTTAGTATGAACTTTTAACAGTTCATAGGTAAGAAGGTCTCTTGGCATCATAAGATGCAAGAACAACCCCTCTTTTCCTATTTTTATTCTGTATTTTGACCAATAATCTTTATTGTATCTGGACAGTGTACCTGTAGATAAACTCATCTTCTCTTCAAAGAACCTTTCAGCCTCTTCATCTAATCCTGTAATAGGAAAACCTGATGCATCTACTTGCGGTAATAACTCTACTGCACATCTACTATAACGAAGTTCACCGTCGTGCCCCTCTGGAAGCCATCCATTTTTACGGAACTGCTTTACCTCTACCTTCTCTTCTCTTAACTCTAACATCGTTATTAATTATTATTTATACTTTTAATATGTAGCGTTATAAATTAACTCTGCACAAGACATTGGATTTTCAATGATAATCCCTTGGTTACTTAAACAGTGTAATTCATATCCATCTACAGCAGAAGAACCGCCTTTTGCAAAGTTCATGTTTGGTCCTAATGGAGAAGTAGAACCAGCAATGTGCCACATAAGTTCTTTTCTTCCTGCAGGATAAACTCTTCTGATATTCTTTTTTCCTTTGTGTGTTCCAAAGTTTAAGATAGTATATCTGTAAGACTCAACTGGTCCACCATCTGGGTGTTGCAATCTGTTACTTACTGGGTTGTCATATTCTGGTAAATGCACTAATGTGAATCTTACACCTTGAGGTCCCATATATTCTCTGTACTGTCCTTGAAATCCTAAGTTCTGACCTGAACCAGAAATTCTTTTTGAATCCAAAGGTTGGAATCTAGCAGCATGGTTTTCTAAAGCTCTGTGAAACTGAACCATTCCTCTCTCACCTGTCAAAGCTACAAAATGTCTTTGGTCTTCTGGTAAGATGTTAATAGATAAATTCAATAATACATCCTCTAACCAATCAATTGAGAAAGCAGTGTAATAGAATTTATAAGCTGGAGAAATTTGTTGACGTAAACCTGCACCTTCGATAATTGGATTACCTGTAGCACCGTTCATGTTGTAAAGCCCATTTGCTCCTTTATTTGATTCAGAGTATAAACAGTTTCTGTTTTTTTCTTTGTACCACTGTACCATAAATTCCCATTCAGCGTACTGTGTCCAAATTTTAGTTGATTTATTAGACTTAGGGTCTAACATTTCAATAACTAATGGACGGTTATGCATGTTTCCAGGAATAGTGTAAGTTTTTCTCAAAGTAGAGAAAGAGTTACGCATTTTAAATGGAGAAGTGAAAGTTGTTTCACCTGCAGTTTTAGAAAGAGTTCTTTCTTGTGGAGAGTATTCTTTAGACATTCTTCGTCCAGCTACTAATAAAGAAGGTGGTACAAATGATGTAGGGTCTCCTGACATTAACCTTACACGGTAAGTCCAGTCAGTTCCATTACTAAATGGGTCTTCCATAACTCTTACAGCAAAAGCTCTGTCGTCAAAAATTAACTTGTCTGTCATAGCAAAATATTTTTCTGCTAATGTTATTTCAAAAGTAGTGTTATTCACACCTGGTCTTAGAGCGTCTACTGCGTTAAAGCTAATAATCTGAATAGCTTTTTCGTCATCTCCTTTTAAGTACCACTCAAAATCAGCATCAGAAGGTAATTCCTCATCAGCTCCCATCATAGTGAAAAGTGCGTCCATACCTGCATGTGCGTACATTCCAAATACTCTTGACATGATTCCTGAAACCATCGTAGGTTGCTCGTTAAATACTGAACCTAAGTGGTTATCTTTAGTCAAGCCCGACCAACTTTTTTGTTCGTATACTTGTAAAGTATTAATTGTTTGTTTTGGCATTTTTAATTGTTTTTATTTATTTTAAATTTTTAAGCAAACTTTTTCATAATATTTAAGTCTACTCCTTTTAAACTGCTTCTTTTCTTGGAGATACTTGACCCACCTCCACTCGAAGCTTGGTTTTTAAGCTGTTTAGTTGCTTTAGTATTAGCAGCAGCCTCTAATGCAGAGAAATCTCCTTTTAATACTGTAGCTAGATAAGCAACCTGTAAATCAAAATCAGGATTAGCTTCTCTGTATTTAGCAACAGCGTTCTTACCGTTTTTATCTTGTTTGGTAATTCCGTTGTATAATTCTTTTTTTTGTTTATCATTAAGCATAACACCAGGAATAATTTCATCCCTTTTATCAATATTAGTCTTTAAATCCGTAAGCCAATTATGATAGGTTTCACGCCTTTCTATTTCTTGCGCTTTTGCTACTTTAATACTTTCTTGTTTTTGATGAGCTTTAAAGTTTACAAGTTTTTCTTGAGACCGTTTAGCGTACTTTTCTAATAAGCCTGAGTCTTCATAGTCAGTAATTCTCTCTTCAATATCTTCTCTAGACTCTCCTTGCAAAGTTAACAACTCAGCAATCATTTTTTTTTGAAGAGATTCACTCCCTTCTAATTTTTCTTCAGTAATAGAAGCGATATCAAATACTTCTTTTTCACCTTGAAGCAGTGCCCCAATAGGAACTCCCTCTTCGTAATCATCTAAAAGAGCTTTAATAGCGTCAGGTAAAGAATCTTTATATTCTGCTACTCCTTCTTCTACTCCTTTATTAACTTTTTCTAACGCTTTATTTGCAAACCATTCTAGGTCTCGTTCTTCAGTAGATGCCAGCTCTTCTTCATCAAGGTCTATAAGACCCATAGAAGTAAAAGTAGATAGAATACTAGGCTCTTCGCTTTCATAATCTTCATCTGCTATTTCTCCGTCATAGTTTAATTCATTTCCTTCGTCGTCTTTATAACCTATGCTATTAACAATAGTTTCTTGTGGGTCTTCAATACTTCCTTCAGGTTTATTTGCTAAATAAGCAGGTTCTTCCTTTGTAACTATGTCTCCCTCTCCCTCTTCTACACCGTCTCTTATATCAAAACCAGGTGCGCCTAAGCTTCCAATATTACTTATTGAGCTTAAATCTAATCCTTCTAATGGGTCCATACTAATTTTTAGTTTTCTAATTTACAAATATATAAACAATATACGAGAAATCCTAATGATTTTTTATAACGAAATACATTATAGATTTCAAATTATAGCTTAACTATCTTTTTTTGGTTTATTTTTTAATTCTTTTTCTTTTATTTTAATTTCTTCTTTATGTTTGTTTTCCGCAGCATCTAGTTTACGGTTTTCTAAATCCATCTTTTGTTGGTTGTGATGTACTTGTATTTTTAATTTTTCTATTTCTAGTTGGTCAGGTATACCATTATCATTTGAATCTTGGTCCATTTGATTTTTAAAAGAATTTATTTCAGCAACTGTAATTTTAGTTTCACTGTCTTTATTAATCTTATAGTATTCCTGTTGTATTTTTGCCTCTTCAGTTTCTTTTCTAAGCTGCTCCATTTTCATTTGAGACTCTTCAGCTGATTTTTGTTGCTGTTCTTGGCGTTGCATACTTTGTTCTTCAACTTCTTTTAGCTTAGTCTTAACGTCAGCTAATGACTCTGAAGCATATACGTCAGCAACAGAGGATAACATTATTCTGTCATTCTGCATAGCTGCGTGTGTAAGTTGTTTTAAAGCGTCTAATGCTTCTATGTCTTTAGCGGAGTCCGATATAAATACTCCGTACTCAGAATCTATAAAAGTATTTTTATCTATGTTAAAAAACTCTGTAGATAAATCATCAGCAATATACTGTAGTTTTTTACCTCCATCTTTCCAAGCTTCTTTAGCTCCTTCTACTAGTGCAGATAGTACTCTTTTCTTAGTCCAGTTGTGTAACATAAACCACTTCTCTGTAATATGAGAAGACTGTACAATAGCGCCTTTAGCATTACCAACAGTTTCAGAAGCAGATATAGAACCAAGTCTTTGGTCTGTAACTCCTGCTAGTTCTTTTATTTTTTGTTCTATAAAGTCTATAAGTTGAATATGCCCATTAATGGCATTTCCTGTTTCAAGGTCTAATGTTTTATTTTGTGTAGAAATATTACCTGCAAGTTTTCCTGTTGATTGTCCTTTTCTTCCTTCGTTAAAAGAATCAACAAAACCAAATTTCATTGCTTGTGCGTAGTATAACCACTTTTCAATTTCCCATCCTTCAGGGATAAGTGCTAAATCAATAAGAGCTATCTTACCTTGATTGGCTGCAATAAGTAACTCAGTTCTATACCACATTACTATGTACATGTATATCCAAGGTACTAGCCTATCCATTAGTGATACAGACTGAGAATTATTAGCATTGTATACTGTGCCTATATACCCAGATTTACATGCAGATATATTATCCATTCTTCTAAACTGCATAGCCTTTGGCCCTACTTTTAGATAAATATCTTTTCCTACTTTAACTCCTTCCCAGTATTCGTTAATCCAAAACCATTTAATAGTTTCTCCTTCTTCTTTTTTATAGGACTCATCTACAGTAATACTTTGCTCATTACCTAGTTCATCCGTATAAATAAGCTCGCCTACTTTCTTTTTAGATTTCCAAGTTACATTACAAACTCTTACATTCCCTTCAGGGTCATATATAGTAGAATCTACAAGAGAGCCTTGTTCTCTTAACTCTATAGAATTTTGTTCTGGAGCAAAAAATGCAGAGCCACCAAGAGTGTCTATAGTAGTTTCTATGTCTTCTAGTCTGTCAATTTCTTCAGGTGTTAATTCATCATAGTAATTGTCTACAATTTCTGATACAGACATCCATGTTTCTTCTACTATAATTTCTGCTTCGTCTAATATATCCTTGTTATGAGGCAATAAAGCATAAATCTCTATAGGGTTACATCTAGATACTATAGGCTCTCCTGCAATTACCTCTACTTTATATATTTCTTCGCCTGCTAAAAGAACGTCTTCCCATCCTTTTTGAAACATATATTTAGTATCTAGTTGTCTAGTTAAATAGTTTAATGTTTTTGTTGCAGTTGACTCTCTAATGTCTTGATAGGAATACTTATAGTATTTAATAATTTCTTCAGGTTCTTGAGGTTTTTCTCCTTCTTTAGCTTGACTTGGGTCAACCGCTACTGCAAGTTTTTCATGAATAACTTGTATTATCTGCTCTTTTAGTTCTTTTTCTTTTTCTGAAATTGCTTCTGGGTTAATAGATTTGACAATATATGAAAAAGCTCTTTTTGCTTCTTCCCCAAAAAGAAGGTCAAAGATTGGAGTTGCCACTGGGTAATACTGCATATTTGCAGGAAAATCATAGCCATCCTCTGATAGCCCAAGTGGGTTACAAACATACGCTAAATCTTCTTTATCAAATTTACCATTGTAAAGATTATAGTTTCTAATTTTTTTGTAACGAGGAGACCTTCTAGTATTATCATATACTGTAGTCATATATAGTCCCGAATCTATACACTCTTCTACCCAACTTTTAGTCTTCTTAGAGAGAGGTAATTTTTGTTTGGGAAATCTTACGAAATTCTTGTCCATATTATAAAATATTCGCAAATATATAAATAATGTTTATATATTCCTATTTTTTTTTGTAATTATAAATCTAAATTATAGCTTTTCTATCTTCGTGGCTTTACTCTAATTCCTTTTTGAAAAAAAGAAGCGTTTCCAATATAGTTAGTTTCTTTTTTTCTTTCACTTTTTATTTCTATCTTTCTTACTTCTTGTATAAAATACATTACCATCATAAAAGCCATAACTCTATCAAAGTTGCCTGCAGTATTATATTTAATAAGTTCACTAAGTAAAGGTAAGCACCTTAATTCATGTACATTAAGTTTTTCTGCGTTTTCTTCATCACTATATGCCTCTAAAAGCCACGTTTTAATTAACTCTTCTCCGTATCTTTTTAAAGCAGTTGTCATGTGCATACCATATTTACGCTGTACCTTAGAAGACTGTATAACGTCTTTAATAATTTCTGGTTGCTCTTGTAACAAGTGAACGCTGTTCTTTGCTTCAAAATAATCGTAAATACCTTTACGTTCATTCTCATATAATAACTTACCGTTGTAATACTTTATAAGTTTTCTTACATTTTCATAATACTCTTTAGC